GAAAGGTGCAGGAGTGGCAGTTGCTGCGGTTGGTGCTGTGACGGCTGCGCTTGGAGCTGGTGTTGTAGCCGGAGTAAAATACAATGCATCCATAGAGTCTTACCAGACATCATTTGAGGTTATGACTGGATCCGCGGAAAAAGCAGCGGAAGTAATCGACAAATTGAAGAAAGTAGGAGCGGAAACGCCGTTTGAACTTCAGGATTTAGCAGATACTACACAGCTGTTGATGAATTATGGTTTTAGTGCAGACGAAGCCATGGACAAAATGATGATGCTTGGTGATATCTCGCAAGGCTCAGCTGATAAGATGTCCAGAATTGCCACTGCTTACGGACAGATGTCATCCGCCGGAAAAGTGTCTCTGGAAGATGTCAAGCAGATGATTGAAGCTGGATTTAACCCATTGCAGGAGATTTCTGAGAGTACAGGGGAGTCAATGGCATCCTTGTATGACAGGATCAGCAAAGGGACAATCTCTGTGGATGAGATTACCGCCTCCATGCAGAGAGCAACATCTGAGGGTGGAAAGTATTTCCAGAGCATGGAAAAGCAGAGTCAGACGTTTAGCGGTCTGATCTCCACATTAAAGGACAACGCACAACAGCTTTTAGGTGAAATTGTTAAGCCTATATCTGATGGACTGACGGAATCGTTATTACCAGCGGCGATCAGTGCGATTGAGCAGCTTACGCAAGGATTTGAGGAAAATGGCGTTTCCGGTATGATTCAGGCTGCCGGAAACATTGTAAATGGATTGTTTACCGGAATAATGGAAAATGCTCCATTGCTTATTTCTACCGGAATGGAGCTTCTGAACCAGTTTTGGCTTGGAATTGCAACAGGGCTTCCAGAATTGATTATGAAAGGGTTTGAGATTGTAACGCAGTTAGCTCTTGGAATCATGCAGAATTTGCCGCAGTTGGTTACCCAGGGTTCCGCAGCTATTACAAATTATGTAAGTGGACTCTTATCAGCGCTTCCATCCGTGTTACAATCCGGTGTCCAGATGATTTTACGCCTTGTGGATGGAATCATAAACAATCTGCCGGCTATCGTAGCAGCTGCAGCTCAGGCGATAGCACGTTTTGTAGCAAGCATCGCAAGTAATCTTCCGCAGATTTTATCCACTGGTATTAAAATTATCGGAGAGTTAGCTTCTGGTTTGATTAGAGCAATACCAAACTTGGTTGGGAAAATACCGCAGATCATCTCTGCGATAAAAGACGCTTTTTTGAGTGTAGATTGGATCAGCGTTGGAGTTAACATCATAAAGGGAATTGCATCCGGTGTCGCTTCTGCAGCCGGACAGCTAGTAGATGCCGCTGTGAGCGCTGCTACAGATGCCTTGAATTGGGTTAAAAGCAAACTTGGGATCCATTCCCCATCCCGTGTATTTAGGGATCAGGTCGGGAAAAACATGGCTCTCGGTATAGGGGTTGGATTCGAGGATAATATCCCATACAAAGACATGGAAAAACAGGCAAACAAGATGGTGTCCCGGATACAGGGAGCTGCTCTTGGTGTTACAACGTCTGCAAGCCCGACAGCAAGTGGATATGTCGCTTCCAGATCAGCGGTCAGAACGACAGATAATAGTGAGCTGATCTACGCGGTGGATCGATTATCCAGACTCGCAAACCGGCCGCTTGAAATTATCAATAAAATAGATTCCGTAGAGACATCCAGAGTACTTGCAACGCCAATGGAAAAACAAATAGAAAAGAATTCGAGTTTTCGGAAGATGTTAGGAGGGGATAGAGATTGAGTTTATCTGTAAAATTCAACGATCAGGAACTCGGGCGATACTTGAGTGTATTGTCCGGGTTTTCTCCGTTTAGCGGAGTAAATAGAGAGACAGAACTTCTTGACGGAGCAGAAAGTGCAAAAGGAGAGGATTTTGGCTATATAACATATAAATCAAAGACACTTGAAATGCCATTTGAAATTAAAGGCGATATTTTAGAAAGTTATGATGCGATTCAGAAGGTCCTAAACGTCACAGAGCCGAAAAGGCTTGTGTTTGGGAATTATCCGGATCGCTATTTTTATGCTGTCCCTGACGGTAATTTTGATATAACACAGGTTGCAATGTTTGGGAAAGGCACGATCACATGGCTCATCCCAGACGGGGTAGCATACTCCACTACAGAATTTGCATTTGACGGAGTGCAAGAAGATGGATACCAGACAATTACCATCCAAAACAACGGTACCGAGTGGACGGATGTGGACTATGAGATTACCCACAAGCACGAGAACGGCTTTATTGGATTGGTCAGCCAGTATGGAGTAATTCAGCTTGGGAAACAAGAAGAAGCGGACGGAGAGAACTACGAAGCGTCCGAAGAACTGTTTAACGGTTACAGTCTGTTTCAAGACGATCACGGTACCTCTTATCAGAACCCAGAAAACACCACACAGGGAACGCTCGAAGTCAAGAATGTTGCCGGATATAACGTCATGGCATTAAAAGGTGGACAGGCAACATCCGGGTACTGGAACGGCGGAATGAGAACACTTACTATCCCGGTGGACAGCGAGGGCAGACGTGGAGCGAAGAACTTTTACTGTTACACCCAGCACTGGTTCGAGACTGGATTGATGGGACAGACGGGAGCACAGACTATTGCGTTTCTTACAGGGAAAAATGAAGTGATCTGCTCCATGTCTATTAACAAGAGTGATGCCACAGGTAATACGGCGCGTATCGAGTGGTTTGCCCCAGGGAACACCTTGCTCAGACGGGAAGAGTTCCAGCCGACAGCCTACGAGGGCAATCCGTTTAACCTAAAAATGGGATGCCACAACGACTTTTTAAAAGAGGGAGAAAAGCTGCGGATTTTCTGGTATGGAAGTTATATGGAGCGAAACATACCAGAGATTAAGGATATGGAATGCGAAAAAATCCAGATCTGGATCGGGCAGTGGGGAGACAGAAACCTCACAAACCAGTACGTTACACACAACTATTTAAAAAGCATCCGATTCCGGAAAGACAATGTCGATAAGTATAAGGATGTGCCGAACCGGTATCGTGCCGGAGATGTGGTGTCTATAGACGGAGAGAGTACAAAGGTCTATGTAAACGGGATGCCGGCAAAAGGAGATGAGATTAATGGATCCAATTATCCAAAAGTTCCACCGGGGACAACGGAAGTGCAGTTCTGCTACTCTTCCTTTTCCTCTCCGCCGCCACAGATTAAAGCCAAAATAAGGGAGGTATACTTGTAATGGACAGTATTAGAATTGCGATTTTAAGTGCAAACAACACACCGGTAGCATTTATGGACAACGCACACAAAAAATCTATGCATTACTGGGATGATGAGCTACACGAATATTTACAGGGAGCAGCGAACACATACACCTTTACAGTTAATGCCAAACATCCAGACGCAGAACATGTTACAGTCGGAAACAAGGTGGCATTTACTTACAAAGGCAGATCATACTACTTAAATATTGTAAATACCGATCAGACGGAGAAGACAATTACTGCTACGGCATGGTCACTGTCGTTTGAGCTTATTAACGAGGATGCTGGAGAATACAAAGCTGGAAAAGCCATGAGTTTTGAAGAGTACCTCGCCGTCTTTGATGCTGAGAGAACGCTTAAATTGGGACTCAATGAGGTGTCGGACAAACGGATCACCAACGAATGGACCGGTACAACAACCGTGTTAAAGAGATTATTCTCTCTGGCAAATGTCTTTTCTGCGGAGATCGAGTTTGAGACGGTCTTAAACAGCGATTACTCCTTAAAAGAGATTGTCCTGAATGTATACCGAGAACACAGCGATACGGACAGTGGAATCGGAGAATATCGCAGTGATGTTGTCCTGCGCTACGGAAAAGGAATTACCGGAATTCGGAAGACTACGGATGCAGAAAAGTTATACACCTGTATCCAGCCGACCGGAAAGGATGGGCTGACGATCAATGGTCTGGATAAAAAGGAATACGATGAGAACGGCAATATCGAATACTTTACAGACGGCGCGCTCATCCGGGCACCGCAGGCAAGAGACCGATTCCCGTCCAATATCGTAAATAAGGCTGATGCTTATATCCTGATGCGTAAAGAGTACGATACAGACAGCAAGGACAAGCTGTACAGCATGGCATTATCTGACCTCAAGACCGCATCCGAGCCAGTAGTAACCTACGAGGTGGACGGATATTTTGACACCAACATCGGGGATACGGTAAGGATGCAGGATCAGGAGTGGACACCAGTCCTTTATCTACAGGCAAGAGTATCAGAACAGATCAGGAGTCTTACCAATCCAAAAACTGCAAAGACGGTATTTACAAACTACAAAGAGCTTACATCCGAAATATCCGACGATCTCATCAAAAGGATGCAGGACTTGATTTCAAAAAATAAAGTCTACACCTGTTCCATCTCTACAAACAACGGCATTATCTTTAAAAACGGCATCGGCAGCACTACACTGACTGCCTACGCTTACAACAACGGTGTGGATGTGTCTGGAAATCTGGAAATCCGGTGGAGTAAAGATGGGACAGAGTTTTATGTAGGTAGGAGCGTGACAGTAAATGCAGAGGATGTGGATACCAAGGCGGTGTACTCTTTCGTGGCAACTGAAAATGGAATCCGGCGTGGATATTATGAGGTAACAATCACCAAGGTGGACGATGGAGCACCAGGAGAACCGGGAAAAAACGGAGATGACGGAAAAGACGGCGTAGGAATCGAGAGTGTGACCAAGTATTATCTGGCATCCGAAAAAAGCACAGGAATCACGGTATCCTCTCCGGGATGGACGGACACGAAGCAAGACATGACCGAAACCAAGAAAAACCTATGGAGCTACGACCTTATCCGGTACACCAATAGCACGGAAACCAAGACCACACCTGTGATTATCGGTGTACGTGGAGACAACGGAGAGACAGGGGATAGTGGAATTATCATATCTCCCACACCCCCGGAAAATCCAAAAGTTGGACAGCTCTGGCAGACAGCAAGTGGAGAGCCGATTAAAAGATGGGATGGAAGTAAATGGGTGATCTATTACATTTCTGTAGAAAATCTGAATGTAGAGACGCTAAGTGCGATTGCCGCAAACCTCGGAACTGTAACCGCTGGACTTATTAAGGATAAGAATGGAACAATGCTTATCGATGTTACATCCGGAAAGATTATTAGCAAGAAAATCGTGCAAGGAGCAGTGGAAAATGTTGCGTCATTGAGTAATGCGTATTTGGCTTTCTCTGGTAAGGCTCCGACAACAGATCGAGCTACTATGAGCGTGAACTTGCAAAACATCATGTTTACAAATGAAAATACGAGAAAAGCAACGACAATCCAGTTTGAGGATGAAATGATATATGCAAGAAATTCTGTATCCCCACGTATAAGCATATATGCGTATCGCAATTACGACTCCGGCACCGTGAAAGGTCCATATACAAGCACAAACTCCGCTAATAACATCCGTGTGGAACTAAAAAGAAGAGGATGTATGGTAACATGCAAGATCACAATGATTGCACAATTTCCGGGAAGTGGCGAATACGGGCCATTCAACGAAGTGAAAATTCCAGTAGGATATCGACCGGTTATGGATTTCTTTGCTCCCTATAGTGAAGTTTCAGGACCTAACATATTTGGAACGGGAAGATACGGCATAGGAAAAGATGGGGGGATCAAGATTTATGTGGAGAATGCCGCATTTACAGAACGTCACGCAACGTTCACGTGGATTACAGATGATTGATTAAAGGAGCGAATATGGAGATTAGAGCAAGACCGTAATGGTCTTATTTTTATACTTAAAACCAGAAAGGAAAGTGAGGATATGAAGAAAATGGAACAGTTGGCAAATGTAAAAGCGTTTTTATGCATGGTGTTTGGAGCTATTGTTGGAGGATTTGTAAACCTGATCGGAGGATGGTCCGAGGACTTGACTACATTACTTATTTTTATGGGTGTAGACTTTGTTCTTGGATTGCTGATTGCCGCCTTTTGGAAAAAGAGCAACAAGTCGGAAAACGGGGCACTGAGTAGCTACTCAGCATGGAAAGGTCTGTGCAGAAAAGGGGTATCTCTACTGATCGTACTTATTGCATATCGGCTGGATGTCACTCTCGGCGTAGACTATATCCGCACAGCCGTAGTACTGGCATTTATAGCAAATGAGGGTATCTCGATTTTGGAAAATGTTGGAATTATGGGTGTGAAATATCCGGAAGCGTTAAAAAAAGCACTGGATGTTTTAACAAATAAATCACAGGAGCAGGAGGGCGAGTAATCGTCCTCTTTTATCGCACGGTAGGAGGTGAGAACATGAGCGAACAGAACGAATTTGGCAGAGTATCCGCAGAGGAACTGGAAAAAGCATTTGAAACAGAAGAGCAGGAGGAAGAGAAAGAATGAAAATTGGCTTAAGGGGAGGGCATTCCCCAAATTGTAAAGGTGCAATAGGTCTGATCGATGAGCAGGCAGAAGTGCGGAAAATCTACAATGAGCTTGCACCAATGTTGCAGGCTGTCGGTCATACTGTGGTTGATTGTAATTCCAACGCATCCAATGTGTCTGGTGAGCTGTCTGACGGCACAAATAAGGCGAATAGTGCGGGGTGCGATATCTATGTCACCTTGCACATGAATGCGGCAGGAGCGGCGTCAGCGGGCGGCACAGAGGTGTGGTTATACGATGCATCTAACCAGACAATGAACACGATCGCAAGCAATATCTGCCAGAATTTCGCAAATAAAGGATTTGCTAACCGTGGTGTAAAGTACAGTTCGGGATACCATGATCTGAATGTATCTAATATGCCTGGCATGATCGTGGAGACATTATTCTGCACTGGCACAGGTGATGTGGCCAGATATCGAAATTTAGGTACAAAAGGAATTGCGGAGCTGATTGCAAAGGCGATTGACAGTAGAGCGTCTGCATGCAGCGAACAAAAAAATAACCAGAATACAGGAATCGAACAGGAAGGAGAAGAAGAGATGAAATGTTTATTTACAGTAGAGGGAAAAGGTGCAGTGTATTATTTTGACGGTCAAAAAGTAATAACATTGGGTCATCCAGACGAATTAAAAATCATCCAGAAGATTTACAAGGACAACAATGGTAAGGACATTCCGTGTTACAAGTGGAGTCCTAAAGCGCCATGGTATGCAAGGCTCATGTCGGTAATTTACAGTAAAGAGACCACATCTATTTAATAAAAATCCCCTCGGAGATCGTTCTCTGAGGGGTGAATATTGTATCATCTTTCGTGTTGCATATCGTGTTGCATATCAGTGTAAAATGCAACACAAATTATAAAATATTATATTTTTTATAAAATAGTATATCCGATAAAGCCAATAAAAAAGGGAATCTACGATTTCTCGCGATTCCCTATAAAATGGACCTGGCGGGAGTCGAACCCGCGTCCAAAAGCCTATCCCATGTACTTCTACTATCATAGTCAGT